GGTATAATATAAAAAATTTATCTGAATCCTCTACAGAAGTAGTTATTTATGATGAGATAGGAGCTTGGGGTGTAGATTCCAAATCCTTTATAGAGGAAGTAAAACAAATATCCACAGAGAATATTCTGTTAAGAATAAACTCCCCAGGCGGTTCAGTTATAGATGGTCTATCTATACATGACGCAATTAAGCGTATGCCTCAGAACGTAACCGCACAAATTGAAGGCTTGGCAGCTTCTATTGCTTCTATTATAGCACTAGGGGCAGACCAAGTAACTATGAGCGAAAATAGCTTATTTATGATTCATAATGTATGGGGTGGAGAAACAGGAGGGGCAAAAGACATGAGGAAGGCTGCTGACTTGATGGACAAGATGGGAGACAGACTCGTAAATATTTATGTAGGTAAGACAGGTTTAGACGAATCAACTATCCGTAATTGGATGGATGAGGAAACTTGGTTTACCGCAGACGAAGCTTTAGAGGCAGGGTTTATTAATTTAGTTGAAAAACCTATTGCTTTAGCGGCTAAGTATGATGTTCAAAAACTCAACTATAAAAACAAGAGTTTAGTAGTTGATATGTTTAATTCTAATAAAAAAATAAAAAAAATGGAAAACCAAATTGAAGAGTTAAAGAATTTTATCTCTGACCTTTTTAACAAAAAAGAAAGCGTTAAGGAAGTAAAAATCCTTGACAACGAAGAAGTTATGGCTAAGATTAGTTCATTAGAAGGGTCTATTTTAGATTCTAATAAAAATGTAACTGACCTTACTGAGGCTTTGGGAGAAAAAGAATCTAATATTGTTGCTTTATCTGATGAGGTGAAGTCTTTAGAAGAGAAATTAGCTAAGTTGAATGGAACTCCTAGTTCTATTGTACCTGAAAGCGACCCTAATCCATCAGAGGATAGTGTGGTTGTTAACGCATGGGCAACTGTAGCAGTAGATATATTTAATTCATAATAAACAAAAATAAAAAAATAAAACAATGGCAAATATAATTTCAACACCAATTTCGTGGAGTCAAGAAGATGCTGCAAAGTATTTCTTACAGCCACTATTTATATCAAATAATGATTTAACTCATTTTGATGTAATGACAAACATTTCAGGTTCATCTATTTTACTTGATAAATACGCATCTTTAAAAGATGTAACTAAAGTAGCTAATGGTTCAGGACACGACTGTTTTGTTGCAGACGCTACTGTAGCTGCTAATACTCATGTAACTTTAAGTTTAGTTCGTTTAGAGGTTGAGCACAAGCAAGCTGCACACGCATTATTCAATCATATTAAATCTCAATTCATGAGAGAAGGTATTGAAAGAAATGATTTAACTGGAACTATGCTAATGGGTATGATTTCTGAAATCTTAATGGGAGGAATCATGAGAGACTTTTCTACTATATCATGGTGGGGACAAACTACTTCAGGTGCAGGTACTCAAGATTTAGCTAATGGTATATGGGAAGCTGCAAATGGTATTCCTGCTGGTCAACAAGTAGCTTATACAGGTGTTGCTTTGACTGACTTAGCAGCTTTAATGACTGCAAGAACTGCTGAATTAGCTGGTTCTGACCAAGTAATGTTTGTATCTCGTTCTTTCGCTGACCAATATAAATCTGAATTAGTAGCTACTACAAGTGGATTAGCTTATACTGACCTACAGTCTGGGATTAATAACTTACAATACAATGGTATTGAAATGATTGTTAGACCTGACTTTGATGTAAATATTGCTGCTTACGGAGCTTCTTTATCATCTAATGGGCCAACTGGTACTACTAAAGTAGAGTGTGCTTTTCTTGTAGCTAAAGGTGCTATCGCTATTGGAACTGACTGGGCTATCCAAGATGTTGACATGTGGTATAACAGAGATTGTAAAGAAAACAGATTCAGAATGAACTATTCATTTGGATGTGCTTTAAAAGACAACTCTCTTGTAGCAACAATAACTTACTAATTAATAACTTATAAAATAATAAAATTATGGCAATTACAAAAGGACATCAAGTAGAATGTTGTGATAGAAACCGTAGAGGTGGATTGAAAAACATTTGGTTGATAGAACAAGGAAACGTAACAGCAACTGCAGTAACATCAGGTGTAGTTACATCATTTACAACAAATGACGCTTACCAGTTTGATTTTGATAGAGGTACTGCAGGGTTTACTGCAAACGCTACAAGAGAAAATGGAAGTACAATTATTCAAATTGAACTTGAATTTTACATCCCTAAAGTAACTCAAGAGGTGAATGAAAACTTAGACCAACTTGCAAGGTCTTGTGGATTATTTGCAATCGTTGAGTCTTATGCAGATGATTGTGTAACTCCAGTAGCAGCAACTTACAAATTCGTATTAGGTTATGACGAAATTTTTGAGTTAACAGCTTACATGGAGTTTATGTCTGGAGAGCAATCTACAGGTGTTGGCTTACAGGATGCAAATGGTACTCTTATTAAGATTGGTGGAGAGCAAGGAGAATATCCTTTAGAAATCTCTGCTACTATGACTGCAGGTGCAAATTATACTGACGCTTGGACTGTAGCTTAATAAGCTTCTATATTAAATAATGTTTTTTAGGGGAGTGCTTGACATTCCCCTAAATTTCATTATCTTTGTACTTTAATTTAAAAAAATATATAATGTATAAATTAGACAAAGAGTGGTTCAAAGAAAATGATAAGGAGATTGTATTATTTGGCAGGCACTCTAAATCAGCAAAATTTTTTCCTAAACTTACTTTCTCTGAAGAGCAGATTGTTGTTGTGGAGGGAAACCAGGATGTATTAAAGGAGCTTTATGAAATAGGGAAGCCTTATGTTTCTTTACATAAAGGCACTTGTAAACCCAATGAGGATTGCAGTGTAGATAAAAAGCCTAATAAAAAAATAAAGAAATCCAACAAACATGAGTCAAAAGAACAAGTATTACCAAAAACCAGCGAAGAAAAATAAGCTTCTTGCTTACGGTTTTTCAAAAGATTTAGCTCAAGACGCACCTGAAGAAACAAAAAGAATAGATAGATTAAAAAATTCTTGGATTCCCTTTGGTGATGATAATTTATTTCCTCAGCATTTAAGTGAGTTATCAAGATGTGCGGCTACACACAGGGCAATACTAAACACTAAAACTACATTTACTATGGGTGAAGGGTTACATACCCTTGACGCTATATTAGAGGAGTACCTTACTGATGTCAATGCTTCTGGAGAAACAGCGGATGATGTTATAAGAAAGGTTGTTTCTGATTATTGGACTTTCGGTAATGCTTATTTAGAGGTTGTTATAGGTAAGGGATTTATAAATCTATACCATCAAGACGCTACAACAGCAAGAATGAGTAAAAAGAATGATAAAGTTCTTTTCCATCCTGACTGGGCTAATGTTAAGAGGTCAGAAAATAAAATAAAGACAGTTGATTTATATCCTAAATTTAAAAAATCAGAAAAAGGAGTGGAGCGTTCTGTTATTCATTTCTCTGATTACGAAAGCACTTACTATTACTATGGTCTGCCAGATTATACTGCAGCTTTAGACCACATAAAAATAGCAAGTCAAATAGGTAAATTCAATTTAACAAGATTTAAGAATGGGTTTATGCCTTCAGCTATTATTGAGTTGGGTGCTGATATGTCTGAAGAAGAGGCTCAACTGTTTATCAATGAAGCTAGAGATAAACTGACTGGAGAAAATAATAATTCTAAAATATTATTTATAGCTAAGAATGGGGATGAGGCTGCCTCTAATGTTAATATTATTAATGACACAAGTGATGGTTCTTTTATGGAACTACAAACTATAACTAATGATAATATAATATCATCACATAGATGGAATCCTGCTTTATCAGGAATACAGGTTGCTGGTTCTCTAGGTAATAACCAACAGATTTTAACTATATACGATATAGTTATGTCAACTGTTATTAAAGAACCTCAACAAATGATTTTAAGGGAACTTAAAAAAATACTTAAGAAACATGGTGGTTATACTGTTTCTGATTTACATATACTTAATAAACCTCCAGTTACAATGCTTGGAGCTATTAACCCAACAGATTACATCTCTGTTCAAGAGGGTAGAAGGATATTCCATTTACCAGAATTAGATGAGGCAGAATTAGATAGCTTATTAATAGAAAAAAATAAAATACAAAATGGCACTGATAACACCGACACAAGTAGTTGATATAGCTTTTACTAATAAGAATACTGATAAGTATTTAGTTAAACCAGCTTTTGTTGAAATTGCTGAATTAAACTTTATACAGCCTGCTATTGGTGAGGAGTTGTATGAGTCTATACTTAATGACAAGGCTACTAATGTTGCTTGGAATAGTTCTCCTGCCTTAACAGATACTATTACATGTAGCCCTGATGCGTCAGGATTATTACAGGGAAAATATTTTACTTTTTACACTGCAAATAATGCTCAAAAAATAGCTGTTTATATTGATTATAGTTCCTTACCAATTATACCGCCTCCTCCTGGATATGATGATGTTATTCAAGTTGCTTTGTCAGCCACTCCAAATCCTACAGCGTTAGACAACTGTGTTGCTTTGACTACAGCTCTTAATAATAGTCCGTATTTTACAGCTACGAATGATAGTGTTAGTAAGGTGTTTTTTGTTAGGCCAGAATTTGCTTTAGCTCCTACTGTAGCCTTCCCTATAATGTCAAACATGTTTTCATTCACTACCAATGGTGCTTTTGCAGTTACTGCTGGAACTAATATTTTAGCATGTCCAGCTAATGCTTTTATTGCTGTAGGAGATTTTGTTTCAGGAGTTGATATACCACTCAAAGAAGATGGTACTGGTTCTTGTAGGGCCTTAAATAAAGTTCTTACAGTAAATACTCCTGGAGCAGTTACAAGTTTTACTATTTCAGGAACACCAACTACAACAGACTCCACTTCCATTGTTTTGTTTCAAAAGCCTAATGGGAAGCTTGTTGATGGCTTTATTATTAATTACCTTGCCTTTGCTGTTAGGTTTGAAATGATACCTGATATGGCTTATAATACAACCTCTCAAGGTTTAGTTGAAAGCACATCTTCTTTTTCTTTACCAGTGGATGCTAAAACATTAGGCTTTATGAGGACAGAAACATATAAAAAATCAGAAACTTATTTAAGAAAAATGAAGAGTTTTTTAATAGAAAATTCACTATCTTATCCATTATATTGTGATGATAGTGCAGAGGGGGTTAGTAAATTAAACGGAATAATACTATATTAATATGGCAACAAATTTTCATTCAGACTTACCTAACGACCAAATACATAATCCAAAAGATTTTAGTGTAGCTAAAAACTCAAGTGTTCCTGTTAAAACACATAACGGTTCTCTGGACTGGTTAGCAACTCCTTATTCTATAAGCACAACATTAACTTGTATTGCAGACGTTGCTGGTGCTCTTCATAACTCTTTCTTTCATGTATTCTTTAATAAAGGATTATTTTTTGAGATTCATTTTGCTGTTGTGGGGGATAGTACTGCTTTTGTCCCTACTGCTGGGTATACACAAGAAACGGTTTCAATTAATCCTAATGCAACAGCTATAGAGGTTGCTTTAGCTATAAATGTAAAATTACAAGCGATAGCAATAGCTACATTTGTTTCAAGTGTTAATGGAACTGGAAAATGTACTTTTTCTGGAATGACTGACTCAAATGATACAGTAGATATGGGTACTGGATTTCTATTTGCTAACACAAGAACATCAACAAGTACTGATACGGTTTTAACTTCTACATCAGGTATTCTTAGTTGGGCAGCTTCAAGTGGAGGTGGTGGAGCTGTATCAAGTTTAACAGTTACAGGTACTGGTGCGGCTACATTAAATAGTGGAGTCTTAAATGTCCCCACTCCAGTTATACCCTCAGTACCTTTTACAAGTTTAACTACTTCAGGAACAAGTGGAGCAGCTACTTTATCAAGTGGTGTATTAAATATTCCTACTCCTGGAGCTAATGCAACTCGCTCTTCTACAACCTGGAATGGATGTATTAATATAACTGAATCAGGCAGGTCAGCATCATCTTATGGTTATCCCCTTGCTTGTATAGATAGGAATAATGATTCAATGTCTGTTAATTTTGGAGTTACAGGGACTTCTATGGCTTCAGTTCCTGTAACTAAAATAATTCCTGGAACAAAAGTAAATGTAACTACAAATGGAATGAATAACTTTAGTTTTACTGGTAAGGTTATGGCAAACGCTGCAAGTGTTGGAGGGTTTTTGTATCTCTATAAGGCTACATTAACTTGCTCAGGAGCACAGCCAACAACTTATACTATGACTCTTATTAAAACTATTACTATTCCAGCATTAAATACTGGTGCGTTTTACTGTTTCTCTGATAAAACCGCTTTTTCTAATGTAATTTCATTAAATGATGGAGATTTGATAGTGCCTCAATTTAGTGGTCAGAATGGATTAAACACACTGTACTACACCAGTACTTTAGAACTCTTATACGCATAAAATAAATAAATAACTTAATATAAATAATTATGGCATCAACAGTAGTAAACTCAACATTCACATCAACAATAACGGACTCTATTTCTTTAAATTCAAAAGCCTATGGCAACACTAATATTATGACTATTAGTTCTTGTAATGAGGCTTATGAGAGAATTTTAAGTGTTCCTGCTTATGCAACCGCCCCAAATGCACAAGATTTTATTCCAATCTTATCATGTACTGCTGCACCAGAAAGTGCTGGAGATGTTACTAATACGGAATTTGAATACGCAAGGTTCACTAATCTTGATTCAGAATACCCAATCAAACTAAAATTCATGGACACTGTAAGTGTTTGTGCTGCTCAAAGTACAGCTACAGAGGCTTTTATTGTAAGCCTTGACCCAGGAATGAGTTATGTAGTTCCTTCAGCAAACTGGATGGCTACTGATGGTAACATCACTGGAACAACAGCAAACACTGGTTTAACTAATGTATGGACTGTATATGCTTTATCTGTTACTGCTATTTGTGAGCTTGAAATGTTTGTAGTAACAAAATAATGAAGTTAAAAGTTCTTAGGTTTAGTAGCCAAGAAGATTCTACATCAGGGTTGCTGATGGAAGAGAATGATTTAGGGATTCATTTCCTATGTTATACCTTGGAAGATGAAAGAAGAGCTTTAAAAGTAAAGGGTGAAACAAGAGTTCCTGCTGGTATCTATAATATTACATTAAGAGAGGTGGGAGGTATGACTAAAAAATATGAGAAAAGGTTTCCAGATATTCACAAGGGCATGTTATGGGTTAGGGATGTCCCTAATTTTAAATATATACTCATACACTGCGGTAATACAGACGACCATAGTGCTGGATGTTTGTTACTTGGGGATAGCCAAGAAAATAATATCATTATTAAAGATGGGTTTATAGGTAAGTCAAAAAATGCCTATAAAAGAATTTATAAAGATGTTGTTAAGCACATTTCAAGAGGTGATGATGTAACTATTGAGTATATTGATTTAGATTAATAATGGCAACTAATAAAGACATAGTAAAAGAGATGGCACTAATGGAACATAGAATGGACTCAATGGAAGATAAATTAGATAAAATGGATGCTAAACTTGATATGCTTACCGAAAGGTTGCTTGACCCAGATAGCGGAGTTACCTCAAGGGTTAATAGAAATACATCAGCAAGGAAAACCCTAGCAAGGTCTTTATGGGTTCTTTATGGTATAGTTGCAGGATTTATTATTAAAATGTTTTTTAGTTGATTCTCCTTGTATCATATATAGTATTGTTATTAATTAT